TAGACACAGACACAGTAGAAGAGTTTGTGGACATCAATGAAGAGGACTTCGTGTAATGGACATGCCCCCATCAGGTATTGTCTATGACATGTCAAACGAGGAGTATCACAAACAGGTAGGGTACTCTTCGTCTGCCATTAAAACGGTGTGCAAGCAATCGCTTGCGCACTACATGGCACAGAAACCATTAGGTGATAGCCCTGCGTTTGCGCTTGGCTCTGCCGTACATGCCACACTACTTGAGCCAGAGCGTGACCTAGTTACCAAAGGCCCAAAGACAAGGGCATCTAAACTGTTTAAAGATTTGTACAACAACAGGGAAGATGATCAAGTAGTTCTTACAGAGGTTGAGTACTACGTACATCACAAGATGTGTCAGTCAGCCTTGAAAAACGATACGTGTAACAAGATACTAACGGACAGCCGTAGGGTTACAGAGAGCAGTATCTTTGTGACAGATAAAGTTACGGGGCTTAACTTGAAGACACGACCAGACTTGTACATACCAGAAACAGGTCAGCTATTTGACATCAAGACTACCATTGATGCATCGCCTACAGGTTTTGCAGAGCAGGTTGGGAAGTATGCATACCACATACAAGCTGCCTTCTACGTACTGACATGTAAGAAGGCTGGCCTAAAAGCTACAGAGTTTAACTTTATAGCTGTAGAAAAGACTGCCCCTTACATCACTCACTTACACAAGGTAAGCCCTGAGTTATTGAAGGAAGCTACAGAGAAGGTAGAAGAAACTCTTGCACACATTGCGGAAGCAAACAAAAGCGGTGTGTTTGATACGGGTTGGGGTGACTACTCAACTCTTAAAGTAGGAGACTTTTAGTACTATGAATGGCAAGCAATTCTCTGCCGCCATGAAGCATGGGTATAGGAGTGGGCTAGAGGTCAGAACCAGCGAGTATCTTGTTGAACACAATATAAAGTTCAGGTACGAGCAAGTTAAGATTGAATGGGAAGACCTCATGTACCGTACCTATACCCCTGACTTTGTGTTAGGGAACGGTATAATAATTGAGACAAAGGGATTGTTTAGTGCAGATGACAGGCGTAAACATTTAGCTGTTAAGGCACAGCATCCCAAGCTAGACATACGCTTTGTATTTACAAGCAGTAGAAGAAAATTAAGTAAGGGAGCTAAGACTACCTATGGACAATGGTGTACTAAGTATGGTATACCTTTTTACGACAGGATCATTCCAGAAGAATGGTTAAAAGAAAAGGGTAAGGACATGCATACCGCATTGATACACTGCCCCTATAGAAAAGTAAAAAGGAAATAACGCACATGAAAAAAGATAACAACGTGTTTATAAGTTTTGATGCCAACGATTACCTTGTGCGGTTGACACCCTTCATAGACAAGAAAGGTAACTGGACAGGAGAGATACTAGTAGGCACTATAACTACAGACGAGAACAACCTGTCAGATGAAGATCACTTTAACTTAATGACTATAACAAAGATGGTATGTGCAGCAGTACCTGCAATGGAAGAAGATGAGTACGTCCGTGATACACTTAATGAGATAGTAGAGAAGAGTGAAGAAGAAGAAGAAAACGAGTTGCCAAAAGCTACGATAGCTAGTATAGAAGAGAACGTCATCAACGTTAACTTTAAACAATAGGGAGTATGATAATGAATGTAACAAAATTTTCAGAGGCAGCTAGTATACTAGACAATGATACTAGTGATGATGATATGGTAAACTCACCTTCCCACTACAACTTTGCGGGAGTAGAATGTATTGACGCTATTCGTGCAGCTACAGGAGAGGAAGGGTTCTCCTACTATCTGCAGGGTAACATTATGAAATACCTGTGGCGGTACAAGTACAAGAATGGTTTGGAAGATTTGAAGAAAGCAGAGTGGTATCTCAACGTACTAATTGAGGATCAAGATGATAGTTAAAGTATTCCTAGCACTTGATATAGATGAGAGTGAGTATCAAATGCCAGCAGATAATTTTATCAATGATGAAATCAGAAACGCTCTTCAAGAATTTATCTACGATGTAGATGGTATGACAATTAAATCAATTAAAACAGTAACGGAGTAGACACACATGAACAATTACTTACCAACAGATTACCAAGCCTTCATACATACGTCACGGTATGCACGGTGGCTTGACAGTGAAGGACGTAGAGAGACATGGCCTGAGACAGTAGCACGATACATGGATAATGTAGTACGTAAATCCTTTAAGCTACCGTTAGCTAAGTTTTCTAAGATAGAAGAGGCTATACTATCTCTGGATGTTATGCCATCTATGAGGGCCATGATGTCGGCTGGGCCAGCACTAGACAGGGACAACACTGCAGGGTTCAACTGTAGCTACCTACCAGTAGATGATCCTAAGTCATTCGATGAGGCCATGTACATACTGCTATGCGGTACAGGTGTAGGCTTCAGCGTGGAGCGTCAGTCCGTACAGAAGTTACCAGAAGTACCAGAGCTATACGTAAGCGAGACAACTGTAGTAGTTAAGGACAGCAAAGAAGGTTGGGCTAAGGCACTACGTCAAGTGCTTGCACTACTATGGGCAGGTGAGATACCTAAGTGGGATGTAAGTCAAGTACGTCCTGCAGGTGCTAGGCTCAAGACATTTGGTGGTAGAGCCAGTGGCCCTGCACCCTTAGTAGAATTGTTTCACTTCGCTGTAGGTACATTCAAGACGGCACAAGGACGTAAGCTATCCAGCATGGAGTGTCACGATCTCATGTGCTTCATTGGTCAGATCGTAGTTGTCGGTGGTGTACGCCGTAGTGCTATGATTTCATTGAGTAATTTATCTGATGATCGTATGCGTCACGCTAAGTCAGGTCAGTGGTGGGAGACTGCAGCACATCGTGCGCTATCTAACAACTCAGTCTGTTATACAGAGAAGCCTGACATGCCGACATTTATGCGTGAGTGGTTGTCCCTAGTAGAAAGTAAGTCAGGGGAACGTGGTATCTTCAACCGTGAGGCATCTAAGAAACAAGCAGCTAAGAATGGTAGGCGTGATCCTAACTATGACTTCGGCACTAACCCGTGCAGTGAGATCATACTTCGCCCCTATCAATTCTGTAATTTAACTGAAGTAGTTGTACGAGCAACTGATGATCTTGAGTCTCTATCAGAGAAAGTACGCATGGCTACCATCCTTGGTACAATACAGTCTAGCCTTACTAAGTTTCCGTACCTACGTAAGATATGGCAGAAGAACACAGACGAAGAACGTCTACTTGGTGTGTCACTAACTGGGCTGATGGACAATCCATTGATGACGTTTAAGAACAAGGGTCTGTCGGAAACACTTGAGCATCTTAAACAGGTAGCAATACAAACAAACGTAGAGTGGGCTGGTGTACTGGGCATACCTGTATCGGCAGCTATTAGCTGTGTTAAGCCATCAGGAACCGTATCACAACTGGTAGACAGTGCCTCTGGCATACATGCAAGACACAGCAACTACTACATTAGAACGGTACGTGGTGATAACAAAGATGGTCTGACACAGTTTATGAAAGACCAAGGTGTGCCACATGAGGCATGTGTTATGAAGCCTGATACTACTACAGTGTTTAGCTTTCCTATTAAGTCACCTAAGAACTCAGTGACACGTAACGACATGACCGCCATTGAGCAATTAGAAATGTGGCTGGCATATCAGCGGCACTGGTGCGAACACAAACCAAGTATTACCTGCACAGTTTTGGATAGTGAATGGATGGCAGTGGGTGCATTTGTATACGAACACTTTGATGAGATGTCAGGTGTGTCATTCTTGCCACACTCAGACCATAGTTATCAGCAAGCACCCTATCAAGAGGTAGACAAGGATGCCTATGCTGTGTTACTAAAGAGTATGCCTAAGAAGATTGATTGGGCTGGGTTGTCCGACCATGAGAAAGACGATAACACTAATGCAATGCAGACGTTAGCATGTAGTGGTGATTCATGTGAGATGGTTGACATCTCTTAACTTAAAGGAGTATATAGTATGGTAAAAGTAACGTTAGACGATGTAGAGTATGAGTCAGATGACTTCACGGATTTGCAGAAGAACATTCTGGCAGAGATTAATTACAATGGTAATGTGCAGACACAGTTAAGATACCAACTGCAAAGCATAAAGACTTCAGGAGATATGTTAATAGCTAAACTAAAAGAAGACTTAACAACTGAAACAGAATCGGAGTAACACACATGGCGGCATACAGAAAACCATTCTCTAGTAATCTATACGGCAAGTACGATGGCATTGCAAAAGATACATTGACTAGCCACTTAGAGAGCGAGGGACATACCCTTGTGAATAATGAAGAGTCCTACGCAGCAGACTTAGTTACACAGAAGGATGGAGAAACATACTTCAATGAGGCTGAAGTAAAAACTGCATGGAAAAGTAATTGGCCTAGTCATTGGACGGAGATACGTATACCAGAACGTAAGAAGAAGTTACTAAGTAAGCATACAGACAACCTAAAGTTCTACGTCTTTCGTGATGACATGAAACAGGCGTGGTGTATAGATAGTACACAGCTTACAGATGATAAGTTAAAAGAAGCAAACGGCAGAAACATACTAAAGGGTGAGCAGTTCTATCATATACCCTATGTAGAAGCAGAGTTAATCAACGTAGCATAAGGAGATCATCCTATGATAAAGAAGAGTAGAGCATCACGTGGCTTGGGGAAATACGATGCACCCCTAAGAGTACAGCACAGCATGGGTTATGATGGGTTCCGATACAATCGTCCCGTCAACCCTTTCCATGAGGATACGATGCAGTATCGTGAGTGGAGTAGGGGCTACAACAAAGCCTACTATGATAACTTGAAACGGGTAAAGGATAATGAAGCTAGAGCAAGAAGTAGAACAGTTCCTCAAGGAGAAATACAACATGTCTGATTTCAATGCGTATCAACGCAGTGCATCTAAGACTGCCATCTATCCTATTGAACATCGTATCCTGTACCCTGCACTGGGGTTAGCAGGTGAGGCAGGTGAGGTAGCAAACAAAGTAAAGAAACTAATAAGAGATGGGCCTGACGGTAGGCCAGAGGATTGGCGAGAACAAATCTCTAGTGAGATAGGGGATGTGTTATGGTACTGCGCTGCACTTGCAACTGATCTCAACCTGACACTTGGTATGATAGCCTCACAGAATGAGAAGAAACTATCAGCTAGGAAAAATGCAGGGACGATAGGCGGTAGCGGAGACAACAGGTAGAAACAAAAAAGGGGAGTAGCCAATTACGGTCACTCCCTTTACTTTTTGTATGTTAGTTTATTAGTTTAGGCTAACGCCTTCTTTAAATGCCTCAGCTATAGCCAACAAAGTTTCCATATCTACTGGGTCTAGTATGTCTGCTGGCTCACCACCGTCTTTAAAAAATTCAGTCATTGCATACCTACGCATCTTGCTATTTAAACCACGAAACTTTTCTAGTATTAGTGCTTGAGGTTCACTTTCCATCTTACGATCTTCACTACTCAAAGATTTAGCATCTCGTATTTGTTCATCTAACATAGCTACTACTGTACTGTTTACATACTGCTCTATGGTGTATTGCTTTTTAGTTGGGTCATCATTGGGCAAGGCTCTGTATTCTTTTTTTAACTCAGCTTCAGATGCCTGTGCATTTTCAACTAGTATAGGAAGATATTGTTTTAGTATCTTAGTTTCTGCCCTACGTATAGATGGGAGCCTCGACCTACTACCAACCTTAAATTCTTGAAACCCTTTTTCTGTAAGGTACTCTCCGTAGTCAGCGTCTTTTGTGAACTGAGTAATACCTAAAGTTAAACTTGTCCCTAGCTCTTCACGTTTTTTATCACCTTCAGAATATAAAAATTCTCTTACAGGGTTATTAAACTCATCACTGGGACTAAACAAATTGCTCATGCCCCGTTGCCTAAACGATCTACGTATTTCCCCACCTATAGTCGGGCTATCATCTGTAGACATATCCACATATCTAGCAGGTCTATCTCCTGTAATACGCTGTAGTTCAACTACTTGTGTAAGAGGTATGGCCCACGTAGTTAAGTAGTC